ATTAATCAGGGTATGACAGAACCTCGGGTCGAGTTCCTCATTCTCAACGTGCTGGGCTAACCCCTTAAATTCTTTAAATGTTACAAATTCTTCACGCATATACGTCTATTGTCTGTGGAAAATCATCTTCGGTTTCAATCCCTAAATTAAATTTGGAATCCTGAACTATGTCCATATATAAAGCCCAATTCGTATTCGCTTTCCGTTCCCATCGCGGATTCAAATGTTCATACATCCTGAATAATCTCGACACCGTATAGTAGGTCAAAGCATCTCTCCATCCGGGCTTAATATGCGGGACATCACCGTCAGCGCTCAATTCGGCCTGCGGGAAGGAAAATCCTACTATTCGTATCGTTTCAGAGGAAGAACTGCAAATTGGATAAGTACCTATTGTCACCCCGGCATAATCATTTGCCATCTTTGTGTAATAATAAACCGGAGTCCCATATATTTTATTTTCGGGAAGGTTGGCATATCCACCAGGATAAGGAGATAAAGGAACGCCAAATTTTGTGGAATCGTCTATGTACTTTACGGTATGGATGTGATAGATGTAAGCTAAATTGGCAGCATCGGCAAAAGTGTAAGTTTCCTGATTAGCAACAGTGGTAATATCAACGGTTTTTTCAATGCACTTCGCTCGCCTGGCGAAATCATAATATCCTTTATTTATTAAATGCTTAACTCTTTTCAGAGTAAAGTCTGTCTGACCCTGGATCTCCTGGCATAAATCTAAGACATCATCCTGAATTTGGTTGAACGTCAGTGCGGACATTAGCCCCAACTCCTTGAATTATAATACCTCTTTGTCTTAATAAGTACAAAGCCAATTCGGTATCTCCTCCCATCTTTGTACCGATCAGCCTTTCATAAGCAAAATCTATACTTAAATCTTCTACCCATCCTGGTAAATCAGTATTATCAGATACTGCCAGATCGCCCGGAACTTTTATATAATCATAAGTCAAGGCCACAGCAGCTGCAGGACTTACTTCTATCCCGCCATTTTTTACCCGGTAGTATTTATCTTCACCATCCCCCAACGAATTAACATTGGAAGATAGATATTTCCAACGCCATGCTTCTTTTACTTCATGTGCTGGAATGGTCGCAACCGTCACTACAGAATTTTCCATCATTCTCACAAAACCAGTTGCAAAAGCCAAAAAGCCAGCGCCTGAAGTAGTTCCACTCCCGACAACTTTTAAATTTGGAAGCATCCAATCAGGTAAAACAGCAGCCAATGCCCTCCGACCAATATTGACAAAAGCATCAACCATGGTAGTGGCATATTGAGAATCAGCCGATGATTGACCTAATAATTGATAAACTCTTGCTTGAGCAGTAGCAGCAGTCATTTCTTATAAATCTCCCAATATAAACCCTCCCCGGCTTTTTAGACCGGAGAGGGGTTAGAGTTAAAGATTATACTATCCGGCAAAATTTAGCTTCAATGTAGCCAGTAGTATTTGCAGCAACAGCCTGTAAAGCGATGAGTGGCGAATTTGATGCCTCAAATATATCATCTTCATCCGCACCTTCCTGTCCCTGTACCGCACCTTCGGGTGAAGCTAGCGGAGCTAAGGGTTCATTCAGAACAATAGCAGCACTGGTCGAATGGCCAGCCGCTACCCGGCGGCAGTGTCCGCCTACCTGAATCCAACCAAAATATCCAGAGGTAATTGTTCCGATTGCCACTCCCATGATCAATTCTGTAGTTGCATCAGTTTTTTCCATAATATAAGGATTATGGATATACAGAACCGCATCATCGGCGAAGGTTTCTAATGTAATATCATCCAGAATTACATCAACTTCGCTTGATGCCACAAAAGCAGCGTGTTCTTTAATCCGGTATCCGACTCCCAACCCGGCAGCGGTCGCCTGTGAGATATAATATCCGGCGTAATATCCGGCGGCTCGGGCAGTGACAATACCGTCCACATGGATAGTATAAACACCAGCAGCAGCAAGCGCGCCATCTACCACGATAGAGGTATCCCAGGCAGCTTTAGCAACGGCAGTTACGCACTGTCCTACCGCAAGGGCTTCATTCGCTTTGATATACCGGTAAAAATTCCCAAATACATCCATGGCGATTTGCCCTAACTGAAAACGGGCAGTTGCATCATTACGTTGCAGGCCGCCTTCAGGGAAAAGAGCAGGGAATCCAGTGATTTTTTCAGTAGACATAATATTTCTCCCTTTCTATTAACTTGCGGCCAATGAAGACCATTTGTAGAACATCCGGCGATTACTAAGTGCCAGTTGCCCCATGAATAATATCTGGCCAACTCGTCCGTCCTGATTAGTCGGGACTTTAAAGCCAGTGAATTTAAAGTTAGCATCCGGATGATAATACAGAGTCAAAAACTCCGTATTCATCATGTACATATAATAATCCGGAACTTTCTCGTCAACAGTGATCGGCACTCCACGGAATTCAAGAGTATCAAACCCGGCATCAGCCAGGAATTTTGCTCGCTCACTCTGAACATACCGTGCATTAACCTGCAGGGTCTGCTCGTAAATGTCAAAGACTTCCTGTGAAGTGACAATCAAGTTTGGAGTTTTCCCCAGATGTTTACATGAGTTCCAACCAGCCCGCAACAGTGTATGAATATAAGAAGTAGAAGTTGAGTTCTTCATATTCGCAGCAGTGTGAGCAGTCGCATCACTACCAGAAACCCACCATGTGTAAGTAGCTCCGTCAATTCCGCCGTAACTTCCACTCCCGACCGCAGAGGCCAATCCAATAATCCCTTTGGTATCACTTCCGGTGTATATACCATCGGCAAGGAAATCTGACAAAGCCATTTCTGCACCGTCAATCCTGGTTTCAAGAAGTTTAAGAACGGCTGCTTTGCCTTTATTTTTCCGTTCATCTTCACCAGAAATACCCACAGAGACATAAGCATTTCCCCAATCATACTTTGCCGCAGTAAGGTCATCAGGGATAGTTACATCCATTACATCCCAACCGCTATACCAGCCCCTTGAGGTATTCTTGGCATAGCGAAGTGGAACTTTAATATCGGTTCCACCTTCAACCACACGGCCATCACGCCGGAGAATACTCAAAAGTGCTGAAGAGTCGAAAATATTATCGACCAATTTCGGGACATAATGGTCCTGGGTAATCGCAGTTAAATAATTATAATCCAGAGCCATTTCAATTACTCCCTAATCATTAGTAAAAAGTTTATTCTCGTCAACACGATCTTGAAGATACTTGGTAATTTCGCTGTAATTTTTAAAAGACTTTTTCTCGGTATCCAACTTCCCGGGTTCGCCGTCACCTTCTACGTGCATATCTTTCAGCTTTTGCTGAGAGTCACGGATCTGTTCGGCGGTTTGCTTCTGTGCCTTAGTGGTTAAGGCATCGAAGTTCATCATTTTATAGGCGAGTTCCAGCCCCTCTTCAATATCACCACTGAGCAGAAGGTTGTGACTCCCGGCAAAATCAAGAACTGCTTTCTTGTCGTACTTCGGAGAATCCTTTGTGGAACTCCATTTTTTCGACAATTTTTCATTAGCAGTTTCAATATCCTTTGCCAGAGAATCAACATCCTTCTTTTCGATCCGGCTTTCAATCTGCTGAATCTTTTCGGAAACCTGTTTGGTCGTATCTTCAAGACTTTTAATTATTTTAGCCAAACGCGGATCCTCAAAACTCTCTACCTCTTCAGACTGAATAGCCTTCTGTTCTTTGGCTGTCAACTTACGCCCGGTGTACTTCTCAATATCGGACTTCAAAAGCTCCCACGCACCTTCGTCTGTCTGGGCTAGCTCCAGACGTTTGTTCCAATTATCAACTACTCTGCGCAGTTCGGCTCTCTCACTCCAAACTTGATCAGCACCATATCCCTTCTGAGCCAGGTCAGTCAACTGTTGCCTGTGTTCGGGATTAGACAAATCGTATGTGCGGTTCTCTTCCTTATACTTCAGAGTAACCGTCCCCTTAAACTCGCCGTTGCTCTTCCCAGAGTCGGTCTTTGATTCTAATTCATCGTTCATATTTTTTAGACACTCCTTTCGAGTTGGTCTAGTTAAGTGTTCCTTTAGATATCAGGTTACCAGCCTCCTGCTCGGTCGGTCTGCGCTTCCCTGTCTTTTCTATGACCCAGCAAGAAGACATTACCACCCGTACAGCCTCTTCTATCCCCTGTTCAATAAATCCGTGAGTGGCAATTCTGTTCATTACTTCCAAATAATCCTTTATGCTTACCGTTGTCATCGCCATTGTTTAACTCTCCGTTTTAAAGGTTCCCACGTTACCTTGCATTTCGTATTTCTGCAACCGGTTCGTCATGGTGTTAATTTCTTTTTTCAACTGATCGTTTTGATCCTGAAGTTGAGTAGATACCGTCCTAAGATAATTAATCTCTGAAGTACGCTTCAACACATCATACGCCTTCGGATCATCTACCTCTTCCAGTACAGCCTGGTTATCATAGACTCCATGCTGCCGCATCAGAATAGCTTCCTGAAGTTTCTGCATTTTAGAAGTCGGCATCATGGATTCAGTGTCCACCCGGATGTTTTTGATCAGAGTCGCCTTATCTTTAAATTTACCCCACTGCATATATTCTGGCTGGTTATCAGCACCAACAATTTCAAAGACTTCATCAGGTGGAAGATAATTTTGCATCAACAGCACAGCATTAGTAGCCATCAGTTTAAGAGCAGTAGCATAATGGGATAAAGGATTTCCAACGACTTTAGAACTGGCCTGGAGGAGATTTTCGACTAAGGTATTGGGTGGCGATCCCTTTGGCATCTGACCTGCCATTAAATCGGTACGGTGGGCGCGCTTATAAATAAAATCTACAGTCCAGGCAAGGTCATTAAAATACTGCGATGGTAATTCTTTCCCAAAATCGATATCGATATCATCATGGTTGACTACCGGGATCCACTTCCCTATTATATTATTAAGTTTTGATAAATTCCCTTTGAGCTTGTCCCAGGTTCCGATCCTGACTTTGCGGATCCCATTATTTAAAAGATTGATATTCATCACGATCGAGTTCTTCCGGTGGTTCACATCATCCTGTGGATCGATTAGATCTTCTCCCAAACTTTTACCCCAATATGAATCCCGCCGTTTAAACCAATCAAACTTAATCCAGACATCACGCCAGTCAATCGGAGCCATTGGATTCGGCTTATCTGACAATAACTGCCCCTGGGAGTAAGTTACTACCCTGCCATACGGATATTTTCTCCGTTTGGTAGCTTTTGGAAATCCCTGATGTTTCTCGATATGATAAAGTACCAGTTTAATAATACTGTCATCTTCGCCACCACGCAGAGTATTAAGAAATGCCTGGTGTGATTCAATGTGTTTAATATGATGGTCCGTTACTAAAACGGGATGATCCTGCAAAGAAGCAAAAGCTCCGTGTTCCTCTACCGTCTCTCCCGGGGTGAAAGGGATCTCTTCCATGGTCCCGTCTTCCATCCACATCTCTACAATCAGGCATTGTCCAATAACATCGTCAGCTATACGCTTAATCGAGTTATCTTTAAGATCGATGATCTGGGATGGCATAGTGTAACTGGTATTTCCTTCGTAGGTTTTCATCACCGAATAAATATCTCTCGGGTGCATCTTGGCATTTTCAATGCCATATTCCGGTGCCAGATCAATTCCATACGTTCTTTTAATATCTGCCACATTCTTCATGATCAGATGTGCAATATACCGAAGATTCCTTTTGTTTTTCGCCTGGGGATCCGGGATAATCGCATATCCAGGAATAACCACAAAGTCCGGGTATCCACGAATAGAACCCGTCTCGTCCACAAAAGAATTTTTTAGGATTGTTTTGATATGGACAGAGCCGGCGGTCTCGGCTTCAATGATTGCATCTTCTCCCTTATCATTCCACTCACACATATCATACACAACGTCACCCACAACCTGATTCAGGGACTTGGCATCCCATACATCCATTCGTTCCTGGGATCTAAATATCCATTTCGGCTTGTTGGCAGTTAAATAAGACACCCAGCTTTCGTGAACTTCACCGAACACATTGTATATTTTATTTCCTACGGACTTCGGTTCAGACTTATGAAGATGAATCCCATCGTAATACTTAATATTCATCTCCCTTTTACGCAGCATCTGCTGGTATTCAGGGTTGTCCCTGGCCACCTTCAGTAATGATTCACAAAAACTGACGATTTCAGGAGTGTCTTTTTTTACTTTTTTGGTTATTTTATTTCCCATTCGTCATCTTCGGTTTTAATTTTACCATCTGCATTGGTCTGCAGACGTTGAGCCATTTCTTCGGGTTCAAGAATCTCGAAATCTTCTGGTTTATATTTCTCTTTTTCTGCCAAAATTGGCTCCTTTTTAGCTAATTTTGACCCTAAAATCAAAAAAAATGCGTTAGAAACGACCAAAATCAGCGTAAATACAATCAGTTCCATACTAAATAAACCGTAAAAATTTTTCGTATGGGATTTTTCTCTCCACTTTGAAGGTGTGACCCATACCCGGGATGGTCCATTCAAAAACAAAATGAACAAAATCGGGTATCTCTTCACCCTTTTCATTGAACTTATAATTCAGTGAACCGGTGAATGGCGCAACTTCAAAATGAAAATGAATACAATCAAAGGCAATCGCCTTGCAGGTTGGACCCAGATGATCAAATAATTTATCCATCGAAAGGTCTGACCTGAACATCGCAACAAGGTCCCTCTTTTGACCCATGGTAAAATCCCGGAGGACTTCGACCCGTGGCTCTTTCTTTACTTCTACAGGTTTACTTTCCGGTTGGCTTCCACTTGCCACTTTCGACCCCGTAAAGGAGTCTTCTTTGGGCTTCGGCTTTTGCTCTACTGGCATGGCGGCCTTTGACTTTGCCTGTTTGGCTGTTGATGGTGACATATATATCGCCCTCTTTTTTGATGGTGTATGGCATATTAAACTCCTAAATATGCGTTGGTTATTCCTCCGTAATTCTGAACCTCATCGAATGAAACATCTACTGTTTTTCCATTTATGATAATGGGTTTAAAATTTACCTGTGGTAATGGATCTACTGGTTCTATGACCTCAAAATTCCCCTCGAACACAAACTCAACGATCCTCCGGCGGTTTTCCATCATGTGATCATCCTTGTCCAGCGGTCGCTCACTGCCGGCTTTCTCGTCCCTCAGGCGACCCCTCATGTCGGGATACCGGTATTTAGTGGTTTCCCATCGGGTTCTCTCCAGAGAGTTAAAAGTCATCAACCGTGGTTTATCCCCGTCCCCGGTTACCAGCATCAGTTCCCTGGTTTTATGAATACCGCCCTGCAGATCTTTAGACCCTTTGATCGGATATATACCCGCTTCCGTGAATTGCTCAACTGTTGTCCGGGTATTGTCATCCCGCTGGTCACCCGTCCATGCGGATGGGTCGCACAGAGCAAGGTCATGCTTCCGGCCAAGTCTCATTTCAATCATTTTAAGATCATTGGAAAACTCTGGTATTGTGCCACCCCGGAAATACTCTGCCACTTCGTACAGATTCGGTTTACCGTTTTTCAAGGGGAACGGACCAGAACCTTCGGTGTCTACCCAGGTCCACAGTGCCGCATGATCTGTCCGGGTATGAGGATCGATCGCTAGGATTAAATATCCTTTTTCTTCGGGTATGGCAAACGGATCTACCACCCACGGAGTCCTGTCCCGGTATTCTTTAAACACCAGACCGCCGCGGGCTTTAAATTCGCCATGCAGACGGATTTCGATTTCATCCTTATCGATACACTGTTCCATTATGACCTTAACGGTCTTGGAGGAAATTATCGGGTTGTCCTCTGTCCGCATCTTGATGGCATAAATATCTTTGTCGCCTTTTTCAAACTTATCCCAGATCTGATCCTTGATCCAGGTGATACCCTTTACTGCAGTCATCCCTCCAATAATTCTGCCCTGGCTCGAAAGTACACGCATCAGGTTTTCCTGATAATGTTCGGAAGTCGGTTCCTCGTCAAAATGAATAGCATCACGGGACGTACCGCCGTGAGCATCCAGATCCTGATCCAAACTCATAAACTCCAGCACACTGCCGTTTTTCCATTCCACCCGGCGCTTTTTTTCATTGTCTATCCCATCGTACTTAATATCAGCCCGGGTCCACCACTTCCGGTATTCAGGACCTACAAACTTCTCCACCCCGTTTGGGAAATCCACCGCCACTACCCTCACCGTCACTGGCACAGACCGGATCCATTTCTTGCGTTTCAACAGATCTTCGCATTGCCGTTTCACGTTATCATCCCAGGATTCTGTCACCAACTTCTCAAGATTTTCACGCTGGAGCGGATGCCAGCCTTCACACTGCATCAGCAACTCCATCACGCAGGTGGCTGTTTTCCCGGAACGGTTCCCCCCGAAGATCCATTTGATAAAATGAGGCTGTAAAAAAAACCAGTATGCCTTATCATTAGGTCTATAAAAATTACGACCCTGAGCCTGTTCCCAGGCCACCAGCTGCCTAGCGATCTTAACCTTTTCGTTAGGATCCATCTTGCTCAGTTTCCCGTCATAATCCAGTCGGGCAACCTGCTTTAAGACTGCAGCCGGACGATCTTCTGGTTTATCTAAATACCAGTACATCTTACCTCTGAACGACCATTTTAATCCAGTCAATAGACACGGTTTTATCAGCAGCACCATTTTTCACTGCAATGAGCGGAGATAATTCCTCGGTGTCAGGGAATAAGGTAGTAGTCGTGGCAGTAGTCCCCACCGAAGTTCCATTGACATAAAAACTAACAGAACTGACTCCGTTAAAATAAATTCCGGCTGTTACATACGTCCCGGCCACCAGTGTGGCCACAGTAGTGGTATCAAATGCCCCACCCGCTGTTTGAAATATCCGTAGCAGTAATTGTGGTGATGCCTCAAGAACTATGAATCCAACTACATCTTTGTCAGCAATATCAGCACCAGTATCATTGATAAAATCTGCGGCTGCCGAAGCTTCCTCTGCTAATCCTAAAAATATGTTTCCAGCATCAGTGACTGCATCCGTTGTAAACCGATATTCCACCCAGGACTTTAACCCGGAACTTGCCGTATATTCGAGGTAAGTATCCGTATTCAGTTCACCCATTTGCCATTCGACTTCATTGTTGGAGCCAGTGGCCGGAGTGAGGGTTATAATTCCACCAAGAGTTCCAGCAGTCGAGGCCACAACATAACTCGCATCACCACCCACCAGCCAACCTTCCAAGGCATTTGTAGTTGCCACAAGGGGTTGACCAACAAAATCAGTAAAATACTGATAACTACCCGATGGATTAGATTGAGGTAGCGGGCAATCCGCCCAGAAACCCGTCCCCTGGACAATTTCACTACTCACATTCAGTGCCGCATTCATGTCGACCGTAGTCGTGGTGATCTCAATTTCCGTATCCGCATCAATATCCAGTTGCCCATCTGTAGAGGAATTAATATAAATTGCTGAATCCCGGAACTGAGCCTTACTCGACCCGTAAATAAAAATGTCGTAAAAATACGGGGCTACCTGGGCGATCGTGTCCTTGACCGTGTACAAACCCACCAAAATTACCACACATCCCAAAATGAAAAATAACTTCTTCACCTTTACTACCCTCCTAACTTTGTTATTATTTTGTTCTCAACTATTTGAATATCAGGCTTGTCCTTCTCTTTCTTCGCCTGGTAATAACTCTGCTGTAAAAAATCAAACGGTATCGCTACCAGAACCACCCCGTTGATCGAAAGAGATACATGATTCGTTTTCCTGTCATAACTCGACCGGTAATACGTCTTTACATGCTCGCCGTTCATTGAAATATCCCTCCGTGTATTGCCGCCCAGACACTAAACAACGCCGTCAGTACGCTTGTAAAAATCACCAAAATAATATCCCACCACCGGGACGATTTATCATTCGCCTGTTTTCTGTGCATCTCCTTTAAATCGTTAATTTCAAACGTGTGTGTGTCAATCGTCTGGTATATAGAATCCTTCCCATCCCGTTTTTCAAACAACACCCTTTTCACGCCCATAATGTCATTCTTGATCTCCTCTACGTCCTTGACCAGATTCCCTTGACCTACTCGGAGAGCTGCCAGATCGGACATTATCGTGGACTGTGTTAAACTAAAATTCGTGGCCATGTCTGAAATTACTTTCGTCTGTGACAACTTAAACTCGGACAGCAAAAATGAAAACCTGTCCGCACTGTCCTCGTTAATACCCGGTGTCTTTCTTGGCATTCCTGATCCCCTTTCCCTCTAATTAACGAATACCCGGGGCAGGGAGGAGACCACTATGCGTGGACTTCTACCCCGGGATCCGACTTATTCTCGCTTCCTGAAAATTTCATACACCGCCGTCATACCCCCTATCACCACCATCAACCCCCCAAATTCCTCCACCAACACACTCACCAAATGCACAAAACTGAATTCCGGCCACTCCCCCCCAAACTCCAAAACCGCAAAATGCGCCATACTCCATGCCAGTGGAAATATGATTACCCAATGAAAAAATATCTTCACTAAATTCGGCAAACTCTTCCGAACCTCCGCCTTCCGTTGCATCATTACCATCCCCTTACCTCCACCCCCACTAACTTGAAAATTGTCCCATTAATCCGTAAATCTCTCGACACAGACCCTAATGAATTCACCCCGCGCACTTGCACACCCACCCCCGCGTTTTCCCGCCCCCTGGGGTCGCGGGCACACACCCCCCTGGGGGTCTCCGCCTGGCGCGCGCTGCCCGCCTCCCTCATTTCGTCCGTGTCCGCGAGCGTACCCGCAGCCATCCCTCCCGCTATATTTCTATTGATTTTTCGTTTTCCGTTTTGCATACGCTTATCAATCTAGTTTACATAATGGATATTCTACAATTTTTGTACTGTTGTTTTTATTGGAGTTAAGGTTATGCAGATAATTATCATGCGTTATTGCCATTAAGTCAGATATATTTATGCATTTATTTGGATATATCTTCATATTCTGCTTCTTGAATATTTTCGCCCTGGGTAGCTAGTATCCGGCGGATCTCTGGTCCGCTATTAGTGACTGTGATATTGTGCTGCAGGTTGATCTCGGTGCGGTCGCCATATATCTCCCGGCGATAAGTAGTAAGGGCCAGCTTGCGATCCTGGAAGCCTTCACGCGATGGCTCTGCAGCCACTACAAACATACTTTCTTCGCATTTATCGAGATGAAAATCGAGTACATAATCGTAGGCTTTTTTGAAACGTTCATCACGTTTGAGGAGGTCATTTATAGCAGAAACAGTAACGCCGACTTTGGCAGCTGCGACTGTTTTGTTATATCTTTCAGCGAGGTATTTGAGGAATAGTTTTCTTTTATTTTTAGTTAATTTAGCATTGAAAGGTTTTATTTCTGGTTTACCAGGATCAGGGAATTTGAGAATAATATTTTTACTAGCTGGGGGTTGTGGAGTGAGTTCTTTTTTTTCTACTTCTAATTCGACTTCGATATTCATGGTTGGTAATTTATTGGTAAGAAGTTGTAAAAGTCAATAGGCAAGTACGGAAAGTTTTTTTATGCAGTTTTTCTAATAAAAAATAGGTTTTGGGAGTATTTAAGCATATAGTTATATAAATAACACATAGTTTTATATTATACATAGTCTTTAAAAAAAGAATAATAATATAATATATATAATAATATATTAAACACATAGATTAGTTAGTACACATAGAATGCCCTTAGAACGGCAATTTTTCTTCATTTTCAATGGGTTCAGGGGTTATTTCATTGATTAATGGGGCGATTTTGTTGTATTTGGGATCCGCCCAGTTTTCAATGGATTGGGATTTTTCATCGTAAAACAGTTTGATGGTCCCGGTTTGCCCATCGCGGTTCTTGGCTACAATAACCTCCAGGTAGTTGGTGAGGTCTGTGCCGGATTTATCTTTGATCATCCCGTATTTGAAAGGGCGGAAAAGAAGCAGTACCTGATCGGCATCCTGCTCAATGGCTCCGGATTCTCTTAAATCAGAAAGAGATGGGTTTTTATTGGTACGTTGTTCAACGGCGCGGGAGAGCTGAGAAAGAACTATGATCGGGATATTGAAATGTTTAGCCATGATCTTGATGGATCGGGAAATTTCCTCCACCTGCTGGTTGCGGTTCTGGCCTGGTGGCATATCCAAAAGCGTGAGGTAATCGATAAATACGGTTTGGACATTGTATTTTTTAACTACGCCGGAGATCCTGTTTTTTAGTCCTGCCAGGTTATGTTTGGAAGCATCATCGATGTAGATGGGAAGCCCTATTAAACGCTCGCAGCCACGCTTAAAACCCTCATAACCCCCCAGGTTCCTACCTTCGCCCTGGGCTAGTCGTTTCAAGAGGTACTGCGCTCTCATTTCCAGGCTGAAGAAAGCTACTGGCTGTTTATGGCGGGCGATATTCTTGGCCATTACCAGGGCGAGCGCTGTCTTACCCATCGAAGGCCGTCCGGCGATCACGCACATATCACCTGCTTTAAATTTAACGGTCCTGTCAATGTCCAGATCAGTAGTTAGTACCGAGGAATTGATAGAATCAAAGAAATCTTGAGAAGAGAATTCATCGATTAAATCGTTAAGATAATATATTTTCTGATTATCATAGCCAATGATATCATCCATCTGGTTTCTTAAAAACTCAATACATTCATTTGGGCTTTTACCTTGTTCAAGCAGATCGTTGACAGATCCCACCAAGAAAATGATTCTTCGTTTTTTAAAATCTTCCAGAATTTCACTAATAAACACATCGATCTGTGATGATTTATAGCCATAACGAGATGCAAGATTAATTGCATAAGATTCTTGACCTTCCATGCGAATTGGGTCTATTTTTTCATTAGCCATATACAATTTAAGGCATTTATCAAAGATCAACCGATTAGTAGGATTAATTAGATTTTCGTATTTAATTGTAGAAAATACCAGGTCATGTACTTCTGGATCTGTTAAGATAGATCCGATAAGAGATGATTCAGCTTCTTTGTTGTAAGGTAGTGGATTCATATTACCCTTTCTAATATTGTTGGATCGTTTGGTTTGTTTTGTGAGTCATTTTGTTTCCAGGTTCTAACGGCAGCTTTCCAGTCTTTCAT